GGAGATGCGCCCCCTTTCCCTCGTCTCGCTCGGGGCAGTCGGGGTTACTCACGGGCCGTCAGGTGTTACCGGCGCCGGGTTCGTCGCTTGTGGGGGCGTCGAGGCCGCGATCAGGTCATCTGATCGTCGGGGTCGGTGGCGGTTCCTGCGCGAACCAGAGTGCCCACAACGCCGCCCGGAGCAGATCCTGTCGACCCTCCGACACGAGTGCCAGCCCGTCGCTCACGGGGCGTACCCGTGCCGCGGCGATCTGCGTGTCGAGGTCCGGGGTGCGGTCGTGGACGACGCGGCCGGCGGCGACCATTGAGCGCAGCACGGCGAGGCCGCGGCGGGCTTCGGCGCCGCCGGCCCGTGTCTTCTGGCCGGGCATGTCGTTCGGGATCGATCGCCACATCGAGGCGCCGACGAGGAGCTGCGACTGGGGTGAGGCGTCGATGAACTTGCGTGCCCAGATCAGGGCGTCGGCCCACGTGTCGCAGATCATGCCGTCGACTTCGTAGCGGTCGGCGTCGCTGGCGACGAAGGCGACGGCGGCTCCGTTCCCGAAGTTGTCTTCGATCGCCACCCATCCCGGTTCGGTCGCTGTCACCGCGCCGGCGCATGCGGCCCACACGCCGTCGTCGAGGAGGAGCACGCCTGCGCCGCGTGACGCCAGGGACGGCCACCGGTTGTACCACTGGGCGTCGACGGCGACCCGCAGCTCGTGCCCGGCCGGGGTGGCGAGGGCGCGGGTGATCGCTTCGCCGATGTCCAGCTCGCGGTTCTTCGACCAGTGCGGCGATGCCTGTCGGGCGGCGACCGGGTCACCGAGGGGCAGGGTTGCGTCGGCTGACCATTCGAGCATCAGCATGCGGCTGGGTGAGTCGAGGTCGGCGGTGCCCTGGAGCCGGTACGTCGGCATCAGGTCGGTGCAATGCGAGTGCGATGTGGAGACGAGCAGGAGTTGTGCCTGTTGGCGTTCCACCAACGTGGGGGACAGGTTCTCGGTGATCGTGGAGAGCTTGACGCCTTGGGCTTCGTCGGCGATCGCCATCGACGCCGATGATCCGACGACGGCCTGCTGTGAACGCACGACGTGGGCGCCCATGTGGGCCTTGTCGATCTTCTCGGTGCCGGCCCCGCGGCGCACTTCGTACCCGAGCTCGTGGGCGCGGGGGACGGCGAGCTGCCACACGTCGAGGGCGTGCCGCAACGTGTCGGCGGTGTGCATCACCAACTGCGGTTCGCCGAACAGCCATGCGGCCTCGGATCTCCAGTCGGCGAGGATCGACACGAACGTCGACTTGCCGGATTGGCGTGCGACGGACAGGTACACGTCGCGCCAGACGAGCCTGCCGGCCTTGTCGTGCTCGAGGAGGCGGATGGCGACGAGTTGCTGCCACCAGTACAACTTGACGCCGCGTTCCCTCTTCGCCCATTCGATGAGCTTCGCCCCGTAGCTGCCGACGGCGCGGCGATGCGGGACGGTCATCAGTCGCGGCCACCAGCCGTCGGCGGGTACGGCGCGGACGGGGTCGATCCACGGCACGTCCCAGACGGGGGAGTCGACGTCGTAGCCGGCCGGGTCGTCGGCGACGGGGATGGCCGGCCCGTTCGGCAGCGCGAAGCGGGGCTGTGCGGCGAGGTGCCCGCCTTGTGATCGGGCGTGCGGGGCGCATGACGGGACCAGGTGGCAGCACCCGGAGCCTTCCCGGTGGAAGTGCCGTGACAGGGGCGGGACGTGGTCTGTCTCGGTGGGTTTGTTCGCGCAGTAGAAGCACGAGCTGGCGGCGGCGAGGCATTCGCGGCGTGCCCGTTTGTATTCGGCGGTTCGGTACACCTTCGCTGATCGGGATGGTCTGCCCATCGCGTCATTGTTGCATTTGCAACATCAACGTGGTATAGGCTGTCGGCCCGTGGGCAAACGGGCCGTCGAGGAGCGTCAACTCCGGCCCGATGTCACTCCGAACGCCAACGATCCGGCGTCTACCCCGCCGGGCACGGTTGGACCTCCTTCGGCCGTGCCCGGCGACCCGCACGGCGTCCTGTTCGTGTCGGAGGGTGAATCGGGCGTGTTCGGTGGCGGCCCGCCGAGGCCGTCGGCGTGGTCGGGGTTGCCGCTCGAGTTCGGGACGCCGAACTGGTTCATGGGGCGTGTCGACGATTTGACGGATGTGGCGTGGGGTTGCGTGGATCTGATCGCGTCGTTGCTGGCGTCGATGCCGCCCTACCTCGTCGGCGCCGCCAGCTCGTTGGACGATGAGTGGTTGATCAACCCGGACCCGGACTTGTACACGTCGTGGCACGAGTTCGCGAAACAGCTGTGGTGGGATTTCATGTTGGGTGAGGCGTTCGTCGTGGCGACGTCGCATTACTCGACGGGGTGGCCGGCCCGCTTCCATGTCGTCGACCCGTGGCTGGTGAACGTGGAGATGGACGGCGGCCGACGACGTTACTCGATCGGCAACCTGGACGTGACCGCCGACATGTTGCACATCCGCTACCAGTCACGCACGTCGGATGCTCACGGGCACGGCCCGCTCGAGGTCGGCCGCACCCGACTGCTGGCGTCCCGTCTGCTGGGCCGGTACATCTCGAACTTCGTTGGTGGCGGGGCGGTGCCGTCGGGGATCATCACGCATCCGTCGACGTTGACGGCTGAGCAGGCGGCCGGGCTACAGGACCAGTGGCTGGCCGCCCGCTCGTCGATGATGGGCCTGCCGGCGGTCCTGTCGGGGGGCGTCGAGTTTCAGGCGACGCAGCAGTCGCCGGCGCAGATGGGCATGGTCGAGCTCGCCCAGATGACGGAGTCGCGGGTGTCTGTCCTGATGCGGGTGCCGCCGTTCCTGATGGGCCTGCCCAGTGGCGGTGATTCGATGACGTACGCCAACGTGCAGTCGATCTTCGACTATTTCTGGCGGTCGGGGTTGAAGTCGCGGGCCGACCCGGTGGTGCAGGCCCTGTCGGGGTGGGCGTTGCCCAGGGGGACGACGGTGGAGGTGAACCGGGACGAGTTCGTCAGGCCGGGACCGTTGGAGCGTGCCCAGACGTGGCAGATCCTCATCGGCCTCGGTGTGATCACTGTGGAGCAGGTTCAGGAAATCGAACGGTTCACGATCGCCGCACCGTCGACGACGTTGACGTCTGGAGTGTTGCAATGACCGACACGATCGTTCACGCGCCGGTCGAGTGGCGTGCCGCCGTCGAGGTGTCCGGGGTGGATTTCACCGACCGGATCATCGAGGTCGTCGTCGTGCCGTACGACGAGGAGACGACGGTGGAGTATCCGCCCGGTTCGGGGAAGGCGATCACCGAGTCGGTGGATCATGGCGCGTTCGACGGGTTGGAGAACCGGCCGGGCCGGGTCAAGGCGAACCGGGATCATGACGTGACTCGCACCGTCGGCTTGGCCCGTGCGGTGCACACTGACCGCCAGGTGGGTTTGGTCGGCGAGGTGTACATCTCGCGTACCCCGCTGGGCGATGAGACGTTGCAGCTCGCCGACGACGGCGTGCTCGGGGCGTCGGTGGGGATGGCGGTGCGACCGTCGGATCAGATCTGGTCGGAGCGTCGCACCCGCCGTCGGATCGCCAAGGCGTTCCTGGATCACATTGCTCTGGTCCCGAACCCGGCGTATCGGGGTGCCGAGGTGCTAGCGGTGCGGTCGGGGCCGGTGTCGCCGCCGGTTTGGGAGCAGCCGGCGGCGACACCGTACCTCGACGAGGTGCTCGCCTACCTGGCGACCTTGACAGCCAAATGACGCTCGTGTAATTCTTGTCGGCGAGTAGTCGAAGTTCGCACTACCGGCCGTCTGGACACGTAGGACGTGGCGGGCCGTAGCGGGTACGAGCAGCCACTACGTCAGAAACCCATCTGTTTCGACGTACCGGAGGCCAGCCGTGCCCGCACCCGCACCCCACACCGACGCCATGATTCGTCGCCTCGAAGACGAGGTCGAGGAACGCTCCAACCTGATCCAAGGGCTGGCGCAGGACGCCCAGGCAGGTAACGGCGGTGCCGGCCGCGACTTCACCGACGCCGAACGCGAACAGATCGACCGTGCCCGCACCCGGATCGGGTCGCTCACAGAGCAACTGGTTCCCCTGCGCGAAGCGGCGAAGATCTCGTTGGAGGCACGGCAACGCAGCCAGCAGATCAACGCCGAGATCGAACGGATGCGTGGCCGTGGCGGCGTGCCCGGCGACGTCGAGTACCGCTCGGCCGGTGCGTATCTCGCCGACCTGTACGCGGCAGCGATGAACGGTGGCGACGAGGCCCGCAACCGGCTCGAGGTGTTCAACCGGACGGCCGCCCATCAGACGCTTGCCGACAACCCCGGTCTGCTGCCGGAGTCGATCGTCGCCCCGGTGCTCAACCTGGTCGACAACGCCCGCCCGGCGGTGTCGGCGCTCGGGCCGACCGATCTCGGGTCGGGGTCGTGGGCGTACGCCAAGATCACGCAGCACACCCAGGTCGGTGTGCAGTCGGCTGAGAAGGCCGAGATGGCGTCACGGAAGATGACGATCACGAAGACGTCGATCACCGCACCGACGTACGGCGGCTACGTGAACGTGTCGAAGCAGGACATCAACCGCACCAGCCCGCAGATCCTCGACATGGTGATCGCCGACCTCGCATCGGAGTACGCCACCGAGACGGAGAAGGCGTGCGTCGCCGCGCTGCTTGCCGGTGCGACCGCCGGCACCGCCCTCGATGCGACGCCGACGGCAGCGGAGATTGCGACGGCTCTGTGGGCGGCTGCGGCGACCGTGTACTCGTCGATGAAAGGTGGCGGCCAGCTTCTCCTCCTCGTGGCGCCGGGCGACATGGGTCTGTTCGGTCCGCTGTTCGCTCCGGTGAATCCGCAGAACGGGTTCTCGTCGGGGTTCAACGCCGGTTCGTTCGGGTCGGGGGCGATGGGTGCCATCTCCGGCATCTCGACGATCATGACTCCAGGGTTCGCTGCCGCCGGTCAGGCACTCGTCGTCAACACCGCCGCGGTGCGTGTCTTCGAGCACCGCTACGGCGCCCTGCAAGTGGACGAGCCGTCGGTGTGGGGACTCCAGGTCGGCTACGCCGGGGATTTCCAGACGGCGATCGTGCAGACCGGCGGCATCGTTTCGATCGACACCGTGCCGTGAGCGACGCACCTGCCGGCCTGATCAACTCGTTCGCCGTCGGCGTCGACTACACGGCGCCGGGCACAGAACCGGCACCGGTCGTTGAGGACGACGGTGGTGGTAAGCCGCCGAAGTCGACGAGGGTGTTCGAGCCGGCCGAGCACACCGTCGCCGAAGTCGAGGCGTATCTCGCCAAGCACCCGGATGAGGCCGACGCGGTGTTGGCGGCAGAGGCCGCCGGCAAGGCCCGCACCACCCTCGTGGGCGAATAGTGGCGTCTGCTCCGCTGATCGGCGACTGGTGGCAGATCTGTCACGACGAGATCGTGGCGCGTGCGATGTCGGCGATGCGGATGGACCACGCGTCCGACCCGGATCGGCAGTGGCTGTCGGAGTGTGCCATCGCCATCGGCCACAGGATC